GATCCTGGTTTGGTAAGTCTCTTACCTCCCGGAGAAGTCCCTTATGCCGAGCCAGAGGAGCAGACAGCATATGCTGGTAGTCTATCAGAAAATCTCCGTAGAGAGGCAGCAGGAGGGCAATCAGCCACAGGACAAGACTTAGATGGTAGGGGAAGGACTTCTTTACGTAGAGAGTGGAAGAATCTGTATCATTATATAAAGGGTGGGAATGATGCTCTTGCTACTACTCGTAGAGAAATGATGTTTATTAATCTTCTCCGTGGGTTACATCCCAGAGAAGCAGAGCTTCTATGTCTGGTTAAGGATAAAGATTTAGAAAGTCAATATAAGATAACTTGGCCAGTTGTTAAGCAAGCATTTCCAAAGATGACATGGAGTAAGTAATTATGGGAATTAATGTTGGGGGTGAGACGATTAATCGAGGAGCAGAAAAATTGGCCGCCGAAGAAAAGAAAGAAGAAAAGAGCAAGATTAATCCTTCTGATTATTCTTGCGAAGTTCTTTTAGAGAAAACTACTAGGGATAAAGCGGATAATAGAAAACTTCCTAGTGATGCGTTTAATGTAACTTATATTGTAGAAGGTGAGAAACGTTTGGATGTTACTCGCTCAGGTAAAATGGTAAATGTTTTTGATCTTTATTATGATAAATATGGGAAAGATTCAGTCCAGCAAATTGAGTATGGTCATGGTACAGTGAACCCTAGTCAATATGGATACAAACAACCCGAAAAAAAGAAGAGGAGAAAAGGATGAACGAAGATGATTTACTCAGAGCTCAAATAAATGAGCTCATTCGTGCTGAAATACAGGAAGGTATTAATGATTATGTAGATCAGAAAGAAGAATCTAAGAAAAGTGGTCTGGGTTTTGTTGAGAAGGAGGATGAAGATGAATTAAAAGTTAATATATCTAATGCCGAAGTGGAAAGGTTACTTAAAGAATATAAGAAGATTAAGAAACAGCAGAAGAAATCTAATTTACATCAAGTAAAACAAATGGGATTGGTGGATAAAAATGGAAGACAGCTCAAGCAAGATTGATACACAAGGGATGGGTGGTCCCGTTGATCCTAATTACAAATCAAGTGGAAAACCACAAGAACATAAACCTGCGACCATTACACCTCGCAGGTTATTTACCCCTCAGATGGTTAAGGAGTTAAAGATATTAATTAATGAAGTATTAGATGAGAGAGAACATAAAAAGAGAATGGAAGGAGCGTATGATAATGTGAAACCATTACCTGTATCTTACTTCGACACTCAACATTTCAAACATTATGTTGGTGAGGAAGAACCACCTTATGAGGATTGGAGTCAATGATTTTACCAGGAACCACAGTAACCATTAAAAATACTTCTTCAATCTATTGGGGATATGTTGGATTCGTTCAGAGAATAAGTGGTGATCGTGCTGCGGTTCTCTTTGATAATTATTCTCCTTGGGAGAAGATGATTACATTTCCTATTAAAGACTTACATGAAGGTGGAGTGTTACCAAAATGAGACTAGGAGTGATGTGTTCTGGTGAAGGAACTAACTTTGAGAATATAGTTCACTCATGCCCTAAGCATGAAGTTGTACTCATGGTTTACAACAAAAAGAAATGTGGCGCAAAAAGAAGAGCAGATCTGTTGGAAATACCATCAGTTCGTATTGCTAGTAAGGATGAAGATCAGATCATTCAGATCTTTGAAGCATATAATGTAGATCTTATAGTGATGGCGGGATGGATGAGAGTAGTTTCTAAAAAGTTTTGTGAAGCATTTGCTGGAAGACTTATTAATCTTCACCCATCTTTATTACCTAAGTATAAGGGGTTACATGCTATTGAACAGGCAATGAAAGCAGGTGAAACTGAGACGGGTGCCACTGTTCATTTTGTCACAGAACATCTAGACTCTGGTGCTATAATTAAACAGCAACCAGTCCCTATTCTTCCTGGTGACACGGTGGATTCATTACAAAGAGCAATTAAACAGCAACCAGTCCCTATTCTTCCTGGTGACACGGTTGATTCATTACAAAGAGCAATTCAACAGGCAGAACATTATCTTCTTCCCTTGGTTATCAATGCATTTTAAAGACACTTACCGATTATGGTTTTGGACTATGTTAAGTACTAAGTACAGGTTAGAACTCACTGATATCTGTTGTCGAATGTTAACAGATGATGGTGTACCAGTTTCCTTAGAAGAAAGAATCTGGATGAAAAAGTTATGTGATGCTAATCCTCATGCAAGAGAGTTAGCTTCATCTTTATTATGTCCCAATACAGTAGGGGAGGATGTCACCTATCATGAATAAACTGTAGATGCTGTTTAATTTTAAGAGGAAAAAAAACTTTATTCTTCATAAAAGAAATGCATTTTCAAAAGAAGCATGTGTTCATGTCATTAATTATTTTGAAAAGAGAAGAGACCTTCATCAGATTGGAACAATATGTGATATGAAAATTGATTATAGTATAAAGAAATGCACTGAAATATTTTTGAAAAGTAAGGATCATGTTATATTTCATGATTTATTGTTTAAAAGTCTAGATGATTATGCAAAAATATATCCTTCTGTTGATAAGTTAAATAAATTTAGTATTCATCCTCATCATAAGATTCAAAAATATAATCCAGGAGAGGGATTTTTTGGAGAGCATTGTGAGAATAGTGGTGATGAAGACACTGTTTTGGCATGGATGATTTATTTAAATGATGTGACTGATGGTGGATATACTGAATTTCCAAATCAAAATATAAAGTTTCAACCTAGAAGAGGTGATTTTTTGATGTGGCCTGCTTATTTTACTCATACACATTTTGGTATTGTGAGTAAGACGCAGACAAAATACATTGCGACGGGATGGTATAGTCTCTTAACTGTATCAGGGTGATACAAAAAGGTAGCAATGAATACATACTTGCATATATAATACAGATATGTTAGCATATCCATACGTTCATCCCATTGTGGGACGCAAGTAAGTCGCGGAACGGGTACGTTCATCCCTTCGGGGACGCAAACGACTAAAGGAACGGGCCTTAAAATCCAACTACTTTAGGAGTAAAATCATGGCGAAAGTCACTTACAGAGGTGTCACCTATGACACCAATGACAAGAAATCTTGTCAGAAAATCAAAACTGATCTTACCTACAGGGGGATCAAGCATACGGAGGAAAAACAGTATTGTTTAGTTTCTCCATAGTGAATAAGTCTTACTTGGACTAAGAAATAAAGGAGGGGCTTGACCCCTTCTTTTTTTATGCTTATAATATCTAAATAAAAATAAAGCCATGGATCCTTCCAGAGAAAAACTTAAATTGATTGTTAGAAATCTTAAGTCTTTGGTTGATGCACTAGAATCAGAAGTATATTCTGATGTAGATGCCTATCAAAATTCAAAAGCATTCGCAGGAAAAATTACCGATTACGATGAGGTCTTTGATGACGACGATGGATACGCAGATTAAACTTGTAAGTGTAACCCCTGATGCTGAGAAGACTATGGGGTATGTTGCTCGTGTGAGTAACCCTAATAATCAAGACAATCCTAAGGTTGCTGGTCTTTTATCCTATTGTATTAAGCACGGGCATTGGAGTGTCTTTGAACAGGCACATATGACGATAGAGATTAATACTACTCGTGGTCTTGCAGCCCAGATACTAAGACATAGATCATTTACATACCAAGAGTTTTCTCAGAGGTATGCTGATGTTTCTTATTTACGGGAACATATACCTTTGCCTGAGTTACGTAGTCAAGATACTAAGAACAGACAGAATAGTATTGATGATGTAGATCCCCTAGTGGTTGATAGATTCAACAAGGAAATGCGAAAGCATTTTGATGCAGGAATAGATCTCTATAAGAGTATGCTTCATGCTGGTATAGCAAAAGAGTGTGCTAGGTTTGTACTTCCTCTTGCTACACCAACTCGTTTGTATATGACGGGTTCAGTACGATCATGGATTCATTATATTGATCTACGGTCTGCACATGGTACACAAAAAGAACATATGGATCTTGTTAAGAATGTTCGTAGTATTTTTATAGAACAATTTCCTATTGTTTCCCAAGCCCTTGACTGGGTTTCATAAATAATTGTAAACTTATTGTATTGATATGGCAACATACCCCGTTATTAATAAAGAAAGTGGTGAGCAAAAGGAAGTAGTAATGAGTGTGCATGATTGGGATAAGTGGAGAGAAGATAATCCTAGTTGGGAAAGAGATTACTCCGATCCTTCTACCATGCCAGCTCTAGGAGTTGAGGTTGGTGAATGGAGAGATAAACTTGTGAATAAGAATCCTGGATGGGGTGAAGTTCTTAAGAGTGCTGAAAAAGCTGGTGGTGTTTCGGGAAGATTAGCACGTAAAGGATCTTACGAATCCACCACTCAATCTGTCATGGAACCCACTGAATAGTATGCCACGTAAAAAGAAAACAACAGACCCAATTGGTGTCGGTATGACGGCCAAACAAATGAAAAGAAAGAAACCTATTAATACGGATTTAATGAGAGACATTGAGCCTCTCACCGAAAACCAGCAATCTTTATTCAATGCATATGCAGAGAATAAAAATTTATGTGCATTTGGTTGTGCAGGTACAGGTAAGACTTTTATTACACTTTACAACGCACTTAAAGAAGTTTTAGATGAAACTACACCTTACGAAAAAATTTATATTGTTAGGTCTCTTGTTGCTACCCGTGAAATTGGGTTTCTTCCT